TCGTCGATGGTGGAGTCGGTGGTGGTGACGTTAGGTTCAGAGGCTTTGAATCCAGCAGTAGTGCCGAACAGTGCAGCCACATCCTCAGCAGCCATGTCGCCAGTGTCAACAGCAGCAGAGTTGTTCAGTGCCACAAGTTGCACGCCTACAAGCTTGAGAGACGTGCCGTAGGTGACACCATCACGCAGGATGTAGGGCTTCTGGTAGAAGGCGAGTTTCACACGACTGCCAGAGTACATAGGAATAGACTCATCGGTGATGTGAGTGCCCTCAGTGTCAACAACCGGAGGCTTGCTTTCTTCATTCCAGGAGAACTTGATCTTGTATTGACCCTCAGCAACTTCTTCCCAAGGCTCAGGCTTGAGAGTAGAACGCTTGGGGTTCTTCAGTTTGGTTTCTGCCCACTTGAGGGA